TGCCGGGCGCACGTGCGGGCGTGTACTCTAATGCAAGTGATGCTCCGCCGGCCTTAAATCCGGCACCCCCCGAGCACCGGCAGGAACCGCATTGTCAACGACCGGCACCACCAGGAAGGCGGCACCCAGTGCCCGTCTCAAGCGTCCTCCGTGTACCCGTCAGCGACGAGCGTCCGGGAGAACGCGGCCGAATACGTCGCGGAACGATTCCGCACTCAGTCGCGGAACGATTCCGCACTCAGTCGCGGAACAGGGACGCCTCCCGGGGCCGGAGCGTAGCGCCGGGAAGGCAAAGTGCCGGCAAAGTCGTCATCCGGCGGGGTGCGTTATGGCGCGCATCCGGAGTATCAAGCCATCGATCTGGACTGACGGAAGGTTCATCTCGCTGTCCAGGGATGTTCGCTTGTTCGTTATCGGGATGATCTCTCACGCCGACGACGAGGGGCGACTGTTCGCCTCTGTGGCGAAGCTCGCTGGCGATGTCTTCCCCGCCGACGAGCTCAAGCCGGCCGTTGTGCGGCAGTGGCGCGACGAGATCGCCGCAACCGGCATGATTGTCGTCTACCAGGTCAACGGCGTTGAGTACGCCTACTTCCCCAACTGGTCCAAGCATCAGCGCATCTCCAAGCCGCAGCCGAGCATCCTTCCTGTTCCGCCACCGCGCACGGAGTCATTCCCGAATACGTCGCGGAACGATTCCGCACTCAGTCGCGGAACGATTCCGCACTCAGTCGCGGAACAGGAGCGGAATGACTCCGCAGACGACCGCGATCCTCGCGCGCGGGCGGTTGGAGACAGGAGACAGGAGACAGGAGTTCCGCCTACGGCGGGCGCGGACAAGCCGCGCCAGCCCGATCCAGCCGCCGGGCCCGAACGGGCCAAGAACATCGGCGATGTCGTTGGAGCCTTCATCGACGGGGCGACAGCATCGGGTCAGCCGCGGCCTAGCTCGAGCATCGTCGCCCGCATCGGCAAGCAGGCACGGCAGCTGCTGGCCGAGGGTTACGACGTGGAAGCCCTCATCAAGTCGGCGCACACCATGGGCGCGGGCGAATGGAACGACCTTGCCGTCCAGGTGCGCAAAGACGCCGCAGCCGCCAACGGCAACGGCCCTAAGCGCGGCCACCAGCCCTACCAGAACCCGGCCGACGACTCGGTTTACGAGGAGAAACTCTGATGTCCACCCCCCCCGAGCTTTACGACGTCTCGACACGCGAGGGATTCCTCCGCCGCGCTGTCGAGATGACCGACCGGCGGATCCCGCCGCGGTTCCGCCGTGCCTCCGCCAGCCATCCCGACGTCGCGGCATGGTGCGAGTCGTTCGGCCCTGACTCCCCGTCGCTGCTGATCCTCGGGCTCACCGGGACGGGCAAGACTCACCAGGCGTTCGGCGCGATACGCACCCTCGCCGCAAAGGGCATCACCACCGGCTGGCACGCGGACACCGCGCCGGGCCTGCTGGCCAGCCTGCGGCCCCGTGAAGGCACCGACACCGAAGCCGAGTACCGCAAGATCGCCGCTGTCCCGCTGCTGCTGCTCGATGACCTCGGCACCGCCAAGGCCAGCGAGTGGACCGAGGAGATCCTGTACCGGCTGGTCAACGACCGGTACACGGCGATGCTGCCCGGCCTGTTCACGTCCAACATCCCCGCGCCGCAGCTCCGCGGCGCCCTCGGTGATCGTGTCGCATCACGCCTCCGCGAAATGTGCCGGCAGGTCTCGCTTCGCGGTCTGGACAGGCGACAGGAGCCGGCGTCATGAGCGCGCTCGCCCTGGAAATGCCCGCCGATTCCTCGTTGCCGCTGCGGCCCTACCAGGCCCAGGCACTCGACGCCATCAACGGAGCTCACGCCCGCGGCGTCACCCGCCAGCTCGTCGTCCTGCCAACAGGGTCGGGTAAAACGGTTGTCTTCTCCAGCCTCGTCAGCCGCCGTTCTGGCCGGGCGCTGATCCTGGCCCACCGCGACGAGCTGATCCAGCAGGCGGCGCAGAAGCTCGCGGTCGTCAGCGGGTCACTCGACATCGGGATCGTCAAGGCCCGCCAGGATGACCGCGATGCCAGGGTGGTCGTCGCGTCCGTGCAGACCCTGGCCCAGCCTGGCCGCGTCGAGCGGCTGGGAGACTTTTCGACGGTCATCGTCGACGAGGCTCACCATGCCGTCGCCAGCACGTACATGGACGTCCTGGACCGGCTCGGCTGCATGGGTGAATCCGGCCCGCTGACCGCTGGCTTCACCGCCACCGCCGGGCGCAGTGACAAGGTGGCGCTCGGCGCGGTCTGGCAGGAGGTCACCTACCAGCGCGGCATCATCCAGATGATCGCCGAGGGCTACCTCTGCGACATCCGCGCGATGCAGATCGGCACGGATTTCGACCTCGGCAACGTCCAGGTGCGGGCGGGGGACTATACCGACTCATCGATCGGCGCTGAGCTCGAGCGGTCCGACGCGCTCGGCGCGGCGGTGAAGGCGTACCGCGAGCACGCGGCAGGGCGCCTCACCGTCGCGTTCACCCCGACGATCGCCACCGCGCACGCCCTCGCGGAGAAGCTGAGGGCGGCCGGCGTCCCGGCCGAGGCCGTGAGCGGCAAGACGCCGACCGATGAACGACGGGCGATCCTGGCCCGGCTGCACCGCGGCGAGACGCGCGTGGTCGCCAACGCCCAGGTGCTCACCGAGGGCTGGGATGAGCCGGCCGTGTCGTGCGCGCTGATGCTGCGCCCCACCAAGTCGGCGCCGGCCTTCGTCCAGATGGCCGGCCGCATCCTCCGGTCGTTCGTCGGCAAGGACGACGCGCTCCTGCTGGACCTGACGGACTCCGCCGAGCTCGGCCTGGCGACGATCGCCACCCTCGCGGGACTGCCGCCCGGTTCGGTCAAGAAAGGCCAGTCGCTGCTCGACGCGGCCGAGGATCAGGCGGGAATCGAGAAGCAGAAGATCGCCGTCGCCGCGGTCCGCACCCGGCACGTGGACCTGCTGCGGCGCAGCGAGCTCCGCTGGCTCGAGGCCGAGGGCGGATGGGTGCTCTCCGCGGGCGCCGATCAGGTGATGCTCCTGGTGCCCGCGCCGGGCGACGGGACCGAGGACGCCTGGACCGTCTGGCGGAAGGCCAAGGGCTGCCTGCCGACGCTGGAGTCCGGCAAGCCGCTGACGCTCGACTGGGCCCGCGGGGTCGGCGAGGAAGTCGCCCGCGCCCAGGGCGGCGTCCTGGCCCGCGCGGCTGCCCCGTGGCGCGACCGGGAGGCAACGCCGGCGCAGGCCGCCGCGCTCGAGCGCATGGGCTACGCGGACAGGCTTCCCGGCCTGACCCGCGGCGGCGCAGCCGACCTGATGACCGCGCACTACGCGGCGAAAGACATCCGCAAGCTACGGAAGGCCGCACGATGACCGATGACGAGGACTTCGCCAGCATGCCCCGCGACATCGCCGCCGAGCAGGCCGTGCTCGGCTCGATGCTGCTGTCTCCGGTCGCCCTCGCTGAATGCCTGGAGATCCTCGGCCCGGACGACATGGTTCGGCCGGCGCACAAGGAGATCCTCGCGGCGATCGCTGCCCTGTCTGGCCGCGGAGTGGACGCCGACGTGATCACGCTCAAGGCTGAGCTCGAGCGGCGCGGGTCGATCTCGAAAGTCGGCCGCGCGGATTACCTGCACACCCTGATCGCGGCGGTGCCGTCCGCGGCGATGGCCGCGCACTACGCCGAGCGGGTCCGGGAGTGCGCGGTCAGGTGGCGGATCGCTGAGGCCAGCGAGCACATCAAGCAGGCCGCTCTTACCGGCGCTGCCGACCTGGCCGACCGGATTGACCGGGTGTACCGGATCATCGACGAGGCCGCGGGGATCGTCGCGCCGCAGGGCGCCCGCAGTCTCGCCGACCTGATCGGCCCGTTCCTTATCGGCCTGGAGAAGGGCCCAGGGGAAGTCCGGGCTGTCAAGTCCGGATGGTCCGACCTCGACAGGCTCGTTCCCGGTTTCCGTCCCGGTGAGATGGTCACCATCGGAGGCCGCCCGTCCATGGGCAAGTCCGTAGTCATGCTTAATATCGCCGTCCGCGCCGGCGTCACGTTCGGCCTCCCTGTACTGGTCTGCACCATGGAAATGTCATCGGACGAGTGCATCGAGCGCATCCTTGCCTTCCAGGCCACCGTCGACCTGCGGAAGATCCGCGCCCGGCTGCTGGACGAGTCCGACTGGGACCGCATCGCGGCCACGCACCCGCACCTGACCGCCGCGGGGAACCTGATGATTGACGACAACCCGTACATGAGCGTGCAGTCGATCCGCTCCAACCTGCGCGCTATGGCCAGGGCCGGGCACCCGGCTGAGCTCGTCGTCGTCGACTACCTCGGGCTGATGGGCAAGCAGAAGGGGAAGGCCGAGAGCCGGGAGCGGGAAGTGTCGGAGTTCTCCCGCGGACTGAAGCTGCTGGCCAAGGAGTTCAAGGTGCCTGTCATCGTCGGCAGCCAGCTCAACCGCGGCCCCGAGATGCGCTCGGACCATCACCCGCTGCCCGCCGACCTGCGCGACTCGGGTTCTGTCGAGCAGGACTCGGACATCGTGATCCTGCTGTACAGGGAGGACGTCTACGAGCAGGAGACGGCCAGGGCAGGCGAGATTGATCTCATCGTCGCGAAGAACAGGCAGGGCGCGCTCGGCACGGCAACGCTGGCGTTCCGCGGCCACCACGCGATGGTTGACGAAATGTGGCGCCCCGACGATGACGAGCAGCAGGAGCGGGGAGTGGCGTGACCGACTACACCGCGCAGGTTGCCGGGTACCTGGCTTACTGCCGCCGTGCCGCGGCCGAGCTCAAAGCCGCCGGGTCGTCGCTCGATCCGCGATA